ATCTAAAGGTAGCATCTGAAAGTTCTTCATTGCTACATATGCCTTAGCTAGATTATTCCTACCCCAGTCTTCACCTGCAGAGTGGCGAGGTAAAGTATTTTGATCAAGTAGAATTACTGTACCAAGCTCGTCAACAAGAATATCAGCAATCTGGTTATTAACAATGTTATAACCAATTTGGAAAGGTTTCATCAAGTCGACAAGCGAGGTTGATCTAGTATTACGATCTGAGAAAACAGAACCCTCAACAGGTAGCTTACAACCATACAAGGTAGTATCACCTTTCATTTGGTAGCGTAGTCTTCCTGGACGATTCTTTTGTACACCTAGGTAAATAGGATTAATACCACCAGGGTTATTCATTCCCCAGAAAGAAGGGTGATTAGGACCAATCTTTACACCACCCCAAACATCATTAATCCAGATCCAGTCTATGTGCTCACCAAAGACAAGGTTGTCTTTGTTTTTATTTTTGAAAAGACTATTGTCGTATACAGGTTTTTGAGTCACTTTATAATCTTCCCCAATAATACCTGTTTCTACATTTCCTAGTTCATCAATTTTAGTTAGATGGCCTACGCGTCTTTGTGATTTCCAATATACAGTTGTTACTCTTAGTAAGTGGGCCACGCCGACATCCAAGTAATCCTCGCTTTCAGAAAGAATCCAGTTTACAATATCACCACCATTATAAATCCAGTTGTCATATACAGATGTAAACTGACGATATGCAAGACTAGGCATGCTAGTATTCCACTCATGAGATTTGGTAGCATCATAGTAGGTGCCGTCATTTTGATAACCTTGAATAGGATAACCTGCAGAGCGCACTGGGTAAATAGCTTCTAATGACTTAAGTTCATCCTCAGTCATCAAATAACCATATTTATCAATGACATCTGAGACAGATAACATATCTGTTTTACCTACCCAGTTACCCTGGGAGATATAACGAATATCAGGTGACTTGTGATAGAAAGTTAAAACTGGATTCCAAAGCTCTACATCATAGTCATCCTCCATCATATGAAAATGCCAGAACTCTCTATCTGTAATTAACATGTCACGAAAAGCGCGTTCTTCTAACTCTTCAATTTTGAAACGCTCCATGTCATGTTGCATAAGGTGGGTAGCCCACTGCTCTGCTTGTGACTTATAGTTAGTTCTAAAGTAATCTTCAATTTCCGGTAAACTCCTTAGCTTTTCAGGTGATAGTTCTTTTTGACCTTCTTCTGATTCTGGAGAAATACCCATCTCCATCATCTTCTGTGTAATTTTCTTTTGAGCATCTGAGATCAAAACCTCTTCAACCATGGCCTTCTTTTCTTCAAGAAGCTCATTGTATGAATACTCGTCAATGGCTTTAAAAGAGATTTTAGTATTTCTTTTAGCAAATTCAGATACAAGAACATTAATTACATTTGGGATAATAGGATAGAACTTAAGTTCTAGTGCACTATAGTCTTCTTGTGTAAGAGTTTCAACAAGATCTGACATTTCATTGTTTTCACTAACAATATAGTCTGTCTTATCAATGATACCCTTTGCTAGTTTGTAGTTCTTCATAAGGCGCCGCGCATTACGACGCAGTTGCTTTATACCATTCCACTCTAACCAGTCAACATTCCAGGCTGCCCACTCATCAGTCTTTTCTTTGTCAGGTATAAATTGTAAGGGTTGGGTAACACTACCTAACCTATTGTAATCTGCCTTTGCTCCATTCTTGAGCTGTAATGCATTATATATTTGCATCTTATTTAAAGTTTTTAAATGGACTCCTCTTCATACCTACTGGTAATACAGATTTGCCCATGTGTCTAAACGGACTATTATTAAATTTACTCAATTTATCTGATTTTTCCAATTTACCGTCATCTCTAATTACACGCTTTACATATCCCCGGTTTGTTTGCTGAATTTTAGCAAATGCTACCAGGGCAGAAAAAGCAACTAATCTATCCACGTTAAGACCATCTCGATAAGCCTGCATTTCGCGCAACAGCATTATATCAGGTATACGTTCAACACCAAATTTTGTACGTACAATATTACCATCTTCATCTATTTCCTCATCTAGCTTTTCTTGCAGATACTCAATAGCATAAGATAGAAGATGACTTTTAAATAAGGTGCCGGTATTCTTCCAACCATAATCTGCATATACAGCTTTGTTAGAAGTAATTTCTTTCAAGAAAAGTATCTGATCTTTTGGTACCAAATACTTTTGCTTACGCTTCATCATCATGTATTGAATAAACAAACTGACGTTATTTTCTACAAGAGTCCAAGCATTATAAAATTCAATTATGTTTTCCAGGCGCTCATGAGTTTGCTTAATATCATCAAACCGGCCACACCAGGATGCAACAATTTTATCTCCCTCTACATAACTGTTTACAGTATCTGCTTCAACCTTTGTAACTTCCGTTGGAGCTTTATACACAAATATCGAGCACAACGAATCTGACGTTGTAGTTTTTCCTTCTCCCACAGGGTCAATAGACGCGTAGTACATGCCAAAAGACGGATCCTTAACAGGGCGCTCGTATATAACCACAACACCCTCTTTATCAACCGCATTTTTAGGGACTGGAAATTCATTAATAGGGAGCTTACGAGTTTCTTTAATAACAACTTTATCATGTTCATCACGAATTAAATTAACATATTCAATAGAAATTTCTTTATCTAAAATACGTCTAATTTGCGCATTAACAAGATGTTGTGGAAACTTTGACTCCTTTCTATAAGCAAAAGCCTCTTCTATATTTCTAGGATGCTGTGATATACGCAATTGATACTTATCTGCCGGCAACTCTTTTTTCCATGTGGCAAACTGTTCTTCTAATGCTACAAGGGCTTCTTCCACTTTTGAATTGCCATAGTTGTCGATAAAGGGTGGCATTGACCACTGCTCTGGTATGAATAATCCAGATTTTCCATGGGTACCATCTTTATCAATAAGGTTTGATTCTACCGCGTAAATATCATTTACCTCTGGTTTTAGAATCATCTCTTTGAGAGGTTCACATTGATCAAGATCACCTACAGATCCTGCTGCTATAAACATACCACTGGTTATAAAACCAGATTTTAGTGCAGGTCTTATATACTCAAAAGTATCATTCATCTTTGGTGCAATACCGGCTTCTTCATGAAAGAAGTATTTACATGGGCCACCTACACCATTTGTGGGATCTTTCTCAAATGACATACCTTGAATAGTACCTTTAAGACCAACCTCACTTTTTCTATTACCCTTACGCACCTCAATCTTCTGTTGCCACATTAATGTCTTACTAGGATTGAATGGTCTATACCATGCAGTATGCTCATTTAAGAAAGCAGAATATTCATCTAGCATTTTCCAGGTACCTTTCTCATTGATGTAATCTTTAAGACTAGCACCCATTTTTAAGGTAACACCCTCTTCAAACCAAATCTGATTTATAAGCTTTGCAGAGTGAAAGTATGAACTAGCAATCTGACGTTTCTTAAGAATGGCGCTGTGTTTATAATGAAGCTCTGCTAGTAACTCATAAAGAGCCATATGATACTGAGCGTCGCGAACTTTTGCAAAACCAAACAGGCTCTCTTCCTTATCGTAAATAGGTAAGAAATTAAGCCACATGTAGTAATCACGGCATACATACCATGTCTTATCACCAGAAATAACGATTATACCATTTCTGTTTTTTACTTTCTGATCATCCCAGTAGTTGACAAAATCTTTGCTTTTAATAGGCGCCTGGCAGAAATAGTTGCGTTCATTAAATATGGTTGCCTGTTCGTTAAAGATAGCAGTGTCTTCATTAAAACCATACTGACCTGGTTCTTTAAACCGGTCAAGTACAAAAGATTTAAACTCTTCGCGATTACCAAATTCTGTAACTTCCCAGTTTCCATTACGCCAAGTTGGTATACGCTCATAGTACTTTACACCACTTCTACTGATCATATGCTAAGTTTTGGCCACCGCGAACTGAGGATTGTTGTTCATCTTTAAGATCTCTGTATGCACCTTTAAAGCTTTCACGAATCTGTTGATACTTAGCTGCAGCATTAACAAGAGAGTTGATATTACCATCTCTGCCATGCTCAATTGGCGTATTTTCCATGTAATCTGCCAATCTATCAAGCATTGTTTTGATTCCCCTGTACGCGCGCGAGGTTGGTGTTTCATACAGTTTCTTAACAACATCTAATGCATGCATGATATAAGCATCCTCTGTAGAAAAGTCAGCATCTATTTCTTGAAGAATAAGTTCTTCGCGATCAATATCTGGAACATCAAAAAAAGGATTTAAATCAGGGTTCATACAGGTCATGTAAAACACATACTGATAAATCTTAATATAGTTATCAGGATATTCATCCATGATAGTCTTAAGACTTTTCATAGTGTAGCAGTGCTCAGTAGGCACCACAGCACCATTTTGAATATCAAATATTCTCACCATTGTAATTGATCTTTATACAAATTAAAATCATCGTCAAACGTATCATATGAAACAGTTATCTCTTCATTAGGATAAATATCTCTAGAAGCAATCATTTTATCTTCTTCAAATACTACACAATTTGGATTAGATGTATGATTCTGAAAAACTGAATGATCACAAGATGAATAATAATAATCACCATCTCTCCAAAAATATTTATCTATATGCTTTTGCTGAACGTGATTTAAAGTCTCATATATGTCTTTGTGAAACTTTATATCTAAACCTTCAATAAACTGCCATATAACAGTATCTTTTGGTATAAGCTCGTTAGCAAATAGACCAAAACCTTTTCCTGGTGATTCTGATATGTATGTTTCTACTAGTAACATTAGTCCTTATTGTTAATATTATAATAGTAACAATCAGTGTCTTCACTTACCCATTTATCAGAAACTGTTTCTACAGATGGTAGATCTTCATCAACTTTTATTCTTTTCAACTCAAAAGGAAAATCTTTTGTAATCCAATTTGAATCTCTCCAAACTATTCTATTATTAGGTTGACATAGTAAATAACCGTCATCTGCAACTAGTATGTGTCCACATTTATAATCAGAAGGTTCATCAGAATAAGAGTTGTTATACCAATCTACAGTCATTAAATAAGTAGCCCATACTTTAGAACCGTCTTTTAATATAACTTGACAACGCTTTTCATATAAATAGTCATAAATGGTAACAGAAACGTTTTCACTAAAGCAGTCCCAAAGCTGTTTAAAATCATAAGGAATATCATTTGTAGGAATCTTTATAAATATCTCAGACATAGGAACCCGTGATCTAAGCATACCATAATCTGTCATAACATGAAAGGTTAAAATCTTCATTGTTAATGACTGTATAGCAAAGGCATAACAGTTATGATAAGTGTTTTTATCAGCAGCATCTTTTGTAAAATGAGATGCTCTTACAAAGCACTTGAAACTCTTTATATTTTCGTTTAGAATAGCCATTTATGATAGATGTTTGATTATGTCTATAACTTCTCTTTTCAAATAGGGTACATCTATTACATTAACTCTTTTGACAATAAAGTCTCCGCGCTCATCTTGATGATAAATTGGGTTACCATACTTATCCTCAGCTTTCTGTTCAAACTCAATATGGTGAATCTGCATGTTACCTGGTTTATATCTTGGATTATGCTTCAAGATAATATACATGTAAATACTGAGCTGTAATGCATAATGATTAAAATTGCAATCATCTAGATGACCCAAAGGTTTCTGCATCTTCTTGGTTACACCCTCCCAGGTTTTAAAACCCTCACGCTTAATCTCCTTGTTTGTCTTATAGTCAATGATGTTAACCTTTGAGTTAACCACCTCAATTCTATCAGCCTGGCCGCATATACCTGCTGATTTAAGATAAACAAAGTGCTCTGGGTAAATACCCTCAACAAGATTTTGATCGGGTGCATGCTTGATACCATCAAACTCAATAGGCTTGACAATCTGTAGTTGTCTACCCTCTAGTGTAATGTTATCACATGCGTATAGGTCATTCTCTCTTTGTTGGTGGTAGAAGGTGCCCATGGACATCGCGCGCTCAGATTCATTTTTCCAAATCTTTTGAATCTCAGCTGGCGCCATACCATACCACTTAGACCTCTTGTTTTGAGAAGACTTCTTTGATTGAGCCACAGGATCAAATGGCTCTTTGAACTTGCTAATAACTGATGTTACACTAGTCCACTGAATGTTTTCGTTTTCATTAGTCGAAAGGTAGGTGTGTGTCTCCGGGATAAATTTGACTGCCATGATTAAGATTAATTGAGTTGTCGTTTGAGTTGAAACATTCCACATATCCTGGTGGTAAACCATTTAACTCGCTGATTATGCGAGTGCCTTTGCATGTGGGGCAAATAGCATCTGATAAAACAGGGTTTGAAAATAAACCTGTACCATTACAAATAGGACATTTTTGATAAGACATTAGTATTCTAGATTAAGATCATTTTTAACTTGTTCTTCTGTTTCTTCATCTGTTAGTGCATCCCAGCGATTATCATCGCAGGCACTAGACAAAGAACGCGTTTTCCATTTAAGATTACAACCACATAGCCCACAACAAGGTTGCGTGCCGGGCATTAAACAAGATTGTCCCTCTCTATCAATATGAGGACACTTGTTACAAATAGCCATGCGTACATCAGCTACTTGCTCAATAGATTCTTTGGTAATAATAGAGTTCTTAATACCCTCAAGAATCTTTTTTTTGTTCTTCCAAATCTTTAATATATCTGTTTTTTTCATCGTAAAAAGTTTTCATGCGTTGTTTATCTTCTATAACCTGCTGTAGAGCACGCTCAAGATCTACTAGTTCTTCTTCACAAATTTTTACAAGCTTGTAGTTTTGCATGGTATCACGCCGGGAATGCTCAATGATATTCTTATGAGTATCTATCTTCTTTCTTACAGCGTTTTCTTTTAAGTTAAACTTACCAAGACCTTCTACAATAATTTGTTTGTACTTAAGACCAGTCAGAGCTTGACGTAACTCTTTATAGTAAAAGTCTACTATTCGTGTAAGATCTGCTTCAGATATACCCATATCATCAGCAATCTCAGGAATAAATGACTTAAACTTATGAGGGGTCATGAGATAACATTTTGATGTCTAAAAACACAGGATGTTGTATAACAACCTTTATTTCAGGATTTACGTAAATAGTCCTAGACTTCTTACGTTTAAGAACCAGATTCTTTGTCTGCAGTTTTACCACCAGGTTTCTTACAGATTGGGGGTTTGAGAGAATCTCGTGATTGACAATATGGTCACAAAACGGGATCAACTCAAACTCCCCCAAAACTGCAAGATGTGATAAACATTCAATTTCAGTCTCAGTAATTTTTACACCATTAACTAAGCAATGATGCCAAAACTGATACTTAATGATATCAGCCAAATTTAATCTAGTTCTTTTTTGAACTTGATTAACTATAGCCATCTTAAGACTTTTTTAAATTACGAGACTTAGAACTAGGTTCTGGTGAAGGCTCTTCTTCAGGATCTGGCGCCATATATTGGGCTACCTTAACCTGAATCATAAACCGGTTAGCACGAGCTTCCTCAATTTTTGTAAGCAGTTCTTCATACTCTAACTGCTTCTTTAAAAAGGGAATAGTCTCCTTGTAATGAGCACTTAGCTCCTCACGCCGGCGAACTAGTTCTTCTGGACTGATGTTTTCTTGTTGGTTTTCCATATCATTAAAGTTTACACAAATATACAAAAAATGTTTAAAGTGTACAAAAAGAAAACCCCGCAGTAAAAACTACGGGGCTCTATAACCAAAAAACACCTCATTTTATGAGACACCAAATATAATAATTAAAACAACTAGTAAGCCACCTATTACGCTACCAATAGCTGTTCTTTTTTTGATCTTTTTCTCTAGCTTAGTAATGTTTTCTTCTTTAATATTGATTATCTGTGTGTATATACTGTCTTTATTGTTAATAAGAGAATCCTTGATCCCGAGCGTGGTTTGTAACTTCTTGTTAATCACGATCAAATCCTGGCAGTTTTCTGCTACCTTTTCAAGACTATCTACTTGTATCTGGGCATATTCATGCTTTAGATAAAGCACGTTTAGGTTACGCTGTTGCTGTTTAGTTATAGCAATAACTGTATCACCTTCCAGCACTAAAATCCTGGGATATCCAACCTGTGAAAAACACAAAGGAGGCAGAATCGCTAAGATTAGACACATAATGAATTTTTTCATCGCGCTGCTTTTTGATTTGTTTGACATTTGTAAGAGTTACATTTACTTGGTTTGAGATTTTATCAGCTTGCACATTTAAAGTTTTAATCTGATAATTTGCGGAATCAATTTTCTTACCAAGATTATAAACCTCCATCTCTAATTTTGTTGTAGAGATTAAATCTTGATCTTTAGTAAAGTACCTATCAAACATAAAGAATATGAGCATACCTATGCCGGCTAAACTAGCATAGCGCACAATTCTATCAAACAGCTCCAGGCTCATCATCTTTTTGTTTTTTCAGGTTGATGATCACACCTACAGCTTTCTTAACACTTCTAACAAACTCAAATATTCTTTCAGTAATACCTTTTCCAGTTTGCCATCTTACTTTTTCATCAATAGAACTGTACTCTATCCAGATTATAAACAAAGCGGTGAACAGTGTAGATAGATATTCTTTAGGAAAGTACATCATCACAAAATCATTAAGGATCCAGCTATCTAACATAAAGATAAACGTGAGTCCTCCGCCGTATGTAAACATCTTGTTTACAAAACCTTTTCTTGTGATTTCACTAAGTACCTCTTTACCTTGTTTTTTCGCGTACCATCTTCCTGCAAAAGTATCTGCTACAACAGCAAAGAATACTAAAAGTAATAGTGGTACTAGTGGCATGAAGAATGTTAGCACTACTGATATATATGAAAGTAGAGTTGCTTTAAGATTTAGCTTTTCCATTTTGTTCTTGTTATCTTATAATATACAAATTATTCTTGGGTATTACAAGAATGCAGCTAACTGGGCGCCGGTGCTTTGAACAGTAGATGCATCTTTTAATCTCTCTCCAATACTATTAGGTGTAGTAATACT